CGCTCACTTAAAGAGTAGCGGGGGGCGGGGGGTCCGTCCGTGGGGGCGGTTGCCGTGTCCGCTCACTTAAAGAGTAGCGGGGGGCGGGGTGTCCTATACGTTCGCGGGCGCACGGCAAGAAAAAACCCCCGCAACGTGGGCGGGGGTTGTGTGGGTTATGCTTTGGCGGTTTGCGCCTTGTATGCGGTGTATTTGCGTTGCAATGCTTGCATATGCTCTTGCAATGTCTTGCGGTGTATTTTCAAAATGTCCGCTATTTGGTGTATGCTCTTACCGCTCAACCGATAGCGCAAAATTTGCGCTTGTCGGCTTGTCAAATTTAACGCTTTAATAACCGCCGTTATATGCTTGTAGTCCGTTGCGGTGGGGGTGTCCCATTCGGCGGGTATTTCGTAGTAAAGCGTTGCGCCGTTTTCGTCTATTTCGTCCACGTATACGCGCTTATAGTCGTGTTGGCGTTCGCCCATAATATAGCGGTTTACGGCTCTAAAACACGCCCGCAAAATGGTTACGGGTTGCCCGTCCTTGTCGGTTTGTCCGTCCGTTGTCTTGTCTTGTAACGTCTTGCCGATATACTCGCACAAATACGCGCTTGCGGTTTGCGCTATGTCGTAGCCGTCCGACAACGGCGCGCCCGTCTTTTTGTTTTCGGTAATGTCCGCGACAAGTCCGCAATATAGCGCATAAATGAAGGGCTGCCCGCCTTTTTGGTAACAAGTTTTTAACGCTCTAACGGCTATGCGCTCGCCCATTGTTTGCACGTTGTCCGCCGTGATTATTTCGGCGGGGCTTGCCGTGTCCGCTATGGGCGCGGGTTTGGTTTGCTTTCTTGCTTTGGTGGTTGCTTGCTTGCGGTTGGTGTTGGTGGTTTTCATTGTGTTTTGTCCTTTCGCCCTTGTTATTGTTTGACAACGGCGGGCGGGGTGTTGTCGTGGTTATTGTATAACGGCGGGCGGGGTGTTGTCAATGGGTTTTTTGAAAATTTTTTGAAAGTTTTTCGTTTTGGCAATTCCTGCGCATTATGCGCGCGATTGCCGCGTCAGCTGCGCGCGGGTGCGTAGGTACGCAAGGCGCGCACGGGGGCGCGTGTTATGCGCGTGTATTAGTCGCGCGAGCTTGTCGGCGGTTTTTGCGTATTTTTCCGCTTTCGACGTTTTCCCCCTATAAGGGGGAAAGATTGTAAAAAACGGCGGTTTTGTCCGCCCCCTGATAACGGGCGCGGGTGTCCATTTTCGCCCATTGTGGGCGGGTGTTTGGTGTGGGTTTTGGTGGGGTGTGTGGGTGGTGTGGGTATCCGCTCGCGCTCACTCGCTCACGGCTTGCGGATAGCCGAAAAACCGCGCACGGCTCACGGCTTGCGGGGGTCCGCTTGCTTGCCGTTGGTGTCCGTGTCGGCGGTGGTGTCCGTCCGTCAAATCTTATCTTTTTAGCGTTGATAATATTGCGCCTATGGTGGGGGGTATTTTACAGCCAAACGGCAACCGAAAAACGGCGAACAGTATGTGTCCGCTCTTCCACACTCCCACGTTCCTTTCTCCGAACACCGAACACATCCCATTCGGTAGGCGGTTTCGGAAACCTTCCCAATAGTGGGGGAGAATTTAGAAACAGGAATCACGGTGTTTTTCTTTGATCCGTACATCCAATTGATAAATTCTCCCGCACAGTAGGCGACTTTATCGAAGACCCATCGATTTCGCAAAATAGGGCATATTTTACATGGCTCCGAATAGCACTCATTTTGGTGCCTGTAGTCGCTATAGTAACGGAGGTCTTCTTATATAATATATATAGTAACAGTAAGCTCTCTTATATATAGCTTATAGTAACAGTAAGCTTACAACGTATGCTCCCTTAGTTCAGAGTATAAAAAGAAAAAAATAATAAAAAAAGAAAGCAAAACTCCAAAAAAACTTAAAAATTTTTTTATTTTTTTTGTAAAAACGCTTGACTTGTGTCTAAATATGTTTTATAATAAAAGAGTAATCTGAAGTGAATGAGATATTAAAGATATTCGCCTGATTGAAACCCATAGCCCCTCGGGCTGCAATCGACAAGAGTGAGATGCCACCTTGTTCCTATCGCTAACTGCGAGCGTCATACATGGCGTCACAGCGAGCAGCCAATTAGGAAAAAATGGTAGCAAAATTGCTCCTTTATTATCTCTTTCTTTTTACAGGTGCCAAATTCCGCCCCTACTATAGGAGATAAATTTTTCGATTTGCAACCCCCAGGGTTGCATTTTTTGATTTTTACCCCCTATAATTGGGATTTCGGAGGACGAGAATGGAAGATAAAAATAGACCACACGGTCATTGGATATTTAGAAATGACGGCGCGTACTTAAGAACGAAGTGTTATTGCAGTGTATGTGGTAAACCAAACGGCATCGGTGGTATCAGAAGTAACCAAGCGAAACCCTACTGCCCGAACTGTGGTGCCAAGATGGAGAAATACGATGAAAGTAAAAGTGTGTGACGCTCTGTGCGGCGCGGGCAAAACGGTATCCTGTATCAATATGATGAACTCCGACACGGAGCACAAATACATCTTTGTTACACCGTATCTGAACGAGGTAGACCGTATTAAAAATGCTTGTACGGATAGAGGGTTCGTTACCCCCGAGAAAACTTACGACAGTCACTTCTCGAAGATCCGCGACTTGCCCAAGCTACTCGCCGCCGGCAAAAATATTGTAAGTACCCACGCGCTGTTCTCTTGTTATACCGATGAGATTAAAAACCTTATCAAAGAGCAAGGTTACATACTGGTTCTCGACGAGGTAATCGATTTGTTCCAGCCCGTAGACATAGACCGCGGCGACATCGACTTCCTCAAGCGCAATAAGATTGCCCGAGAGGAAGGGGACAACATTATCTGGGAAGATGATGACTACAACGGTGCAGCATTCAGCGAAGTGATGCGGCTCTCGAAGTCAAGAGATATGGTCAACTACGACGGAGCATTCTACTTCTGGGCGCTGCCGATAGACGTCTTCAAATGTTTCTCTGATGTGTACGTGCTTACATACTTATTTGAGTATCAGCTCTTAAAATACTTCTTTGAAGTGAACGGTGTGGAGTACGAGCTTATAGGAACCACGAAGAAGAACGGAACATATCAGTTCTGTCCGATTGGTGAAATGAACAGAGCTCAGGATTTACGGGCTAAAATACATATCAACACTTCCGAGCGTTTCAACGAAATCGGATACGATAATTTCTCTCTTTCATCTGGATGGTTTGAAAGAGCAGAGAGAGAAACGGGGCAGCCAAAGTTGGCTGTTTTACAAAACAACTTATACAACATATTTAGACACAAAGGCGTGGGCGTAAACGACAAGATGTGGACGACGCTCAACAAATACAGAAAGTACCTAAAAGGAAAGGGGTACGCAAATAACTTCCTTACGTTCAACCGGCGCGCGTCAAACGAGTACGTTGACAAACACCACTTGGCATACTGCTTGAATGTTTACATGATGCCGTGGATGAAGAACTATTTAGTTCGGCTCGGTATCCCAGAAGTTAACCAAGATATGTACGCACTATCCGTTCTGATACAGTGGATATTCAGGTCTGGCATCAGAAATGGCGAAGAGATTTGGGTGTATGTGCCGAGCAGCAGGATGCGATATCTGCTCCAAACGTGGCTCGATAACTTGGCGGAAGGAAACGATCTTAAAGAAATTAAATTCAGTATGAAGAATGTTAATAGGCTTGGTGTGGCTGCCTACCAAATGAAAAAAGCAGCGAAGACTAAAAACAAGGAGGCTAACAAAAAATGAAGACTTGCGAAAATTGCTACTATGCAGATAAATGTCCAGACGCTGGCAAACGTTGTGAATATTACGACCCGATTATCGGAGGAGAGAATATTGTGCGTAGAGAATACGAGGAATCATTGAAAGAGCGCGTTGAGGAATATAACGACCTCGTGCGTGAGCAACAGGACGATTATTGCGGAGACTAAATGAAGACAAGGTCAATAAGGATATTATCACTGGAATCTAAGGATATATACGCCGCGATGAATCTGGTCAACGGAGACGGGAGCGGGTATAACATAAGGAATAAAGACGGCGCGATCTCACTGCGTAAATTTGAGAACACGCTCGATTGGAGCCTTGACACAATTAAACTCCAAGAAGAATATGAGAAAGCGGTGCGCCGCAAAGACTTCTACTTTGTGGTCAACAAACGGAAGTACACACAGGTCATCATCAACGTTAAGTTCTCTTATTCCTATAAGGAATTTAATAAAGTAGGTAAGAATGTGTACGTGCGCGACGGCTACGACTTCAGAGACTGTGTATTTACGGATGGGGTTTGTATCAAAGACGGTTTAATCGTTGGAATACAGACAAACGTCGAAGTGCTTAACGAGGTGCCGAAGGAATTGATACCGCCGTATTTTACATATGCCGACGGATGCTATCAGTTGACGGGCGCAATACCGGTCATTAAAAACAAAGCAGACCTTAGACAAGAGCTGTACGAGAACGGGTTTGTGTGCGACGGTGTTAAATACGTTCGCTACAAGAGAAGTGCGGGCAGTAGTCGCGTCGGCAAATGTCTATTCGTTAACGAAGTAGTTGCAAAGAGAATGGCGCGTTGGGATAGATGTGGTTTAACCATAAGAGACAATGCTCCTATCGACCTTGCTTCGTTCGAGGCTTACATCGCGTTACCGATGAGCAGCATTATCGACACAATGATTATCGAGCCAGAGAACATTCTCATAGTGGACGATTTTGAGAGTTGTTTCAAAGACAAAGTCATTGCCGTCGAAGAGAAAGACGGGCGGCTTGTGGCAAGCGAGAAGGAAGTGGATGTCACGAACTGTATCTGGGACGGCGAGTCGCTACTCGATGTGAGTATGTTCGGCGAGTATGCGAGCAAAGGAATGGTTTTGTTGCGCAACCGCTTCTTCAAGACGTGCGCGTTCAATGCGAACATCCAGCAGTGGTTTGCAGACAACGGCATTACGAGTGTTGAGCAGCTTAACGGTTTCACTCTCGCGAAAGACATCTCGCAGGTCAAGCTCATCACCACACCAAGCAGCGTCAAGTATCTGAAGTTTGGTTCTATCGAAGATTGGTTGGCAAACATCGAGCACACATTCGGTATTGTAAAATACGAGAAGGAGACTCACTTCTTCGGCGGCAGAATGGTTCAATGTCACTATCAGCTCCTGAACACTTTGCAACTGTCGTATAAAGACGTGGAAGAACTTTTGAAGCCGTCATTGGCTTATGTGGGCGCCATACGACAAGACCCCGCTGTGCTTCGTTATCATATCGGCTATGCGTTTAAGAACGAAGAGGAAGATGCGGAACTAAATTCGATGACCACGAAGAACGAAATTGTGTTCAAACTGCTGGGCATCAATGACAAGTTTAGCCGCACAAAAATGTACAAGGAATTCCGCGACGATATTGTCAAAGGATTCTTCCGCAACCTCAAGCGTGGGCATATTCTTCTTAACGGCAACTACTCGACGCTCCTCGGAAATGGACTTGAATTGTTAAAGCAAGCGATAGGGCAGTTCGACGGTAGCAGCGAGATTGGCGTCGGTAATATACATAGCCATAAATTTGAATACGGAAAGACGGTGCTTGGCTCCCGCAGTCCGCACGTTACTATGGGGAACATACTCCTCGCTCAAAATGTAGCAAGCGAAAACATCGATAAATATTTCAATATGACAAACGAAATTGTTTACATCAATTCGATAGGGGAGAACATTCTGCAAAGACTCTCCGGCGCAGATATGGATAGCGACACAATGTTGTTGACAGATAACGATTTACTCATACGGACAGCTCGTAAAAACTACAACGTTTACCTTGTGCCAACGAACTGCGTGAGCGCGCAAAAAACAAAGCGCCACTACAACTCACAAGACAAAGCTGATCTCGATGTGAGGACGAGCGTAAACAAAATCGGAGAGATAGTCAATCTGTCTCAACAACTCAATAGCCTTTACTGGGAACGCTTGTGTCACGGTAAGAGCATTGAAGCAAATCAAGAGCTGTACTGGGACATCTGCAAACTTGACGTGTTGTCGGGCGTCGAGATTGACAAGGCAAAAAAGGAATTTACAATCGACAGCGGGAAAGAAATAGACATCCTGAAACGCAAGTACCACATAGAAGAGGACGGCAAAACATTGAAGCCAATGTTCTTCAAAATGATAACCACTGAAAATGGTTACGCTCTGCCGCCCGACACAATGTATAGATACTTCGAGACTCCTATGGACTACTTGCAAAAAATAATCTCGTCCGCAAATTATCGTCAAGCGCGGCTCACAAACAAAGATATAATTCCCTTAATGGATATTATAAAGAAGCCAGCCGCGAAGAGTGGAGCATACAACGTTGTACGTGATAAAATTATCGAGATGATCAAGTTCTACAAAACACGCATCACAGAAACGTACATTGGCTATGACGATAAAGACAAAGCAGGCAAGCAACTCGCCAGAGAAATAGCCGCTCAACTCAAACAAGAGTGCGAGAACGCGATAAGCAAAATGTCATCACACGAATATTTAATGTATCTGGTTCTCAAAGAGGTTGAGAAGAAGGAGAATCGTTCCATTAAAAATCTAATGTTTGAGATTATGTTCGGCAAGCCAGATGAGACATTTATGAAGATGGTTGAAGACAGCAAAGAGACTGTTTATATGCTCGCCGAAGATGCAGAAGGAACAGAAAAATACTACGATTTTTCCTTCAAAAGAGTCGCTTCATCCGAGACTTTTTCGTAAAAAACTTACAAAAATAACCCAATAAAATACACCGTCAAAAAATGGTGGTATCAAAAAACTCCCTACTATACGACATATTTAGACACTAAAAAATTCTAAATTTATTGTCGTATAGGAAAGAGAGAAAAAATCAACTCCCGTAGGGAGTTACCAGATTACCATTAAGGAGGGATAAGGACTTGATTGATATCGACCAAGAACTGAAAAAGTATGGTCTTGACAGGGAGAAATATGAACTCTGCCTGAAAGATATTAAGGACAAAATCAATGGATCTAACGATATGGATTGGGCGGAAATCGTTGCCAAATATAACATCGATTGTCATAGCGACACGCTTCGCAAAGCGAGCCAGACAATCTTCGGAGGTCAGTTCGTAGCAGACTACTTCAGAGAAAAGAATGCCGTTGATACGGCGAGTGAAGGGTACATCGCACAACTGCGCCTTGAAAAAGAAGAGGTCAGAAAAGAACGCCAGAAATTAAGCGACGAAAGAACAGACTATCAAAGGTCGCTCAGGGAGCAGGCGCGTAGGGAATCATTTTTAGAAGTGATTGAGCGTGGGCTTGCGGCGCAGATAGAGCCACTCGACTACAAAGAGACACCAGTCATAAGCAACGATGAGGATATGATTGTTTGCTTATCGGACTTGCACGCGGGCATTGAAGTGCAAAACTGGTGGAACACATACAACATTGACGTGTTGCGCGGCAGGCTTTGCAAATACATAGACGAAATCAAAGCTATTCAAGCAGTACACAAGTGTCAGCGCTGCGAACTTGTACTCGGAGGCGATAACATTTCGGGGCTCATACATCCAAATCTTCGCTTGCAAAACAACGAAAACGTTGTTGAGCAGATTAAGACGGTGATAACATTCGTTGGCGATTTCATCACTGCCTTACAGGGTGAGTTTGCCGAGATAAGAGTACACAGCGTTTCGGGCAATCACTCAAGGCTGTCGCCCAATAAGGCAGAACATCTTAACGGAGAAGAACTTGATGCGATGGTTCCATTCTGCTTGAAGATGATGTTCGCGAACAACCCAAGCGTAACCATTCACGAAGATGGGTACGTTGATAACTCAATTAACACTTTCGTGACAAGAGGCGGAAAACTGTTCTATCTTGTACACGGCGATAAAGATACTCCATCGAACGCAGTCAGAAACTTTACCCTTATGACGGGCACGAAACCAGACGCTGTTCTTATGGCGCACCGTCACCACAATGCTTTCGACACCCAGTACGGCGTCAAGGTTGTACAGATGGGTTGCGTGGTTGGAACGGACGACCACTGCGTAGATTTGAGAATATCGGGCGAGCCTGAGCAATGCGTAATTATTACGACACGCGAGAGACCGGTGAAGTGCTTGTACGACATCGGCTTGAAGTAATCGCCACATATATGAACTAAAGGAATATAAGGAAATGGTAAACAGAAAACAATTTAGCAGAAAATTCGCAGAGAGGTATGGCGTTACATATCAAGACGCGGATCAAATATGCAGAAACGCATTTGAATTACTTGGTTCTCTGCTTTACGAAGAACAAGAGGATGTGGTCATTACGGGGTTCGGCGCCTTCAAGCATAAGAAAGCAAAGGCAAAGAATGTTAGACATCCAAGTACGGGCGAAATGCTCGTTACACCGGAAAGAGACTTCGTAAAGTTTACACCATCAGAATTGCTTGGCGTAAAAGAAGATTAACAAAATAGGAGGGGCACATGAAGAAACTTGAAGCAGTTACGCAAGAGCAGTGGAATGAAGTCTGCGAGTTTAACAGAAACCTTGTCGAGTCTTTTTTAAGTGATTCTGTAGAGCTTTCTCCTAAGTCAAGAAAAGCCTACGAGTCCAACTTAAAGATTTGGTTCGTATGGGTTAAAGATAATCTCAAAAACAAAAAGCAGATTGACATTAAACCACTTGAATATAAGAAATTCCAAAACTGGATGGTGAACAGAGGTTGTTCATCTTCCGATACGAATAACAAGAGAGCGGCAATATCATCGCTGAACGGATACATAGAAATCTATTACCACGATGATTACCCGACTTTTAGAAACTTCATTAACAAATCCATAAAAAGACCACCGAAGAATACAGTTCGGGAAAAAATTCCTCTCACCAAAGAGGAATTTCGTCATTTAGTGGAAGTTTTGAAGGAACGCGGCGAATATCAAATGGTCGCGTATGTGCTGTTCACTTTCGATGCGGGATGTCGCAGAGAGGAAAGTAGACAACTCACAAAAGATACGGTCACGTTCGAGCCGATTATAAAGACTCGTATAATCAAAAATGAGAACGGCAATGACGTTACGACCGAGATTAAAATGTATTACACGAAGCCTATTCGCTGCAAGGGCGGAAAGATAAGACGCCTTGCTTTTGGCGAAGAGGCTATGGAAGCTATGAAAGAATGGTTGCGCATTCGCGGCGATGATGATTGCCCGTATATGTTCGTTACGAAATACGGCGGTCAAATCAGGCAGATTGGAGAAACGACTTTCAACAACTGGTTTACGACAACGATAACACCAATTGTAGGAAGACCCGTGCATCCGCACACGTTACGTGCAAGCCGCGCAACACAAGCCGTTGTCGAAGACGGCAAAGACGTTGAGTCAGTGAGACAGTTGCTTGGACACGAAGACTCAAGCACGACCATTAACTTCTACGTTGTCAGAGAAGATGATGACGAGGTAGATGATTTGTTCTAAGGACAACACGGAATACGAGGAGGGAATATGTCAGAACAAAATACAGGACGCCCCCTCGGGGGTAATATGTTGGAGCAGACAAAGATATTGTCAAAGGCTCCAATTAAGATTAACGGCGATTTTCAGATGCCAAAGATAAGGGTGCAAGAAAGCAACTCATCTCGTGAGTATGTTTGTACCTGCTGCGGCAAAAGTTATCAAAGACAAGACGGGAATTTCCTGAAGGCGGGCAGCTCAATCTTATGGCAAGGCAACAACGGCTATATGCCAATTTGTAAGAGTTGTGCCGAAACAATATTTAACGCTCTTGTAGATTTCTATAGCGGTAACGAAGAACACGCGCTCCATCATTGGTGCGGCATATTTGATTACCCATACGACTTAGAGGCTTCTTCTATGACGGCTGTTCACGTTCAGCCTGGTCGTTCAAGAGTATCACTTTATCCGTCAAAGCTCAACACCAAGCAAGTACGCAGCCGCGGCACAAGCTATCTTGACACGGTTCGTCACGAGGCGGGTGAGGCAGTGCGCATACGCTCAGTGAATGACATTGTAGACTCATCCGAAAACAAGGAAGGGTTTGCTGTTACGAAAGACATAATCAAGAAATGGGGTTATGGTCACAAGCCCGAGGAATATGAGTGGCTCGAAGAACAAGAAGAGGACTGGCGTTCTCGTATTGAGTGCAAAACAAAAGCACAGGAAGAACTCCTGCGCACAATCTGTCTTTCACAGCTTAATATCCATAAAGGGCAACAGGGCGGCGCAAAATTTGCTGAGGCAACTAAGACGTTCACAGACTTGCTTGCTTCGTGCAATCTTCAGCCGCGCCAAAATGCAAATGATGATCTTGCCGACCAAAATACATTTGGTACACTGATTAAACAATTTGAACAAGAAAGACCGTTACCACAGGCAGAGCCAGAGTGGGAAGATGTTGATGGAATTAAGAAGTACATTGATACGTTCTTCTTTGGTCATCTTTGCCACGTTGTTGACATTAAGAACGACAACGAGGAGACATACAGAAAAGCAATCGAACAATATACGGTTAAACCGCCTGCGTATGACGGCGATGACGATGCTGTCGATATATCTCTTCTTGAAAAGTTCAGCGCGAAAGGAGACAAGAAGGAATGACAGCAGTAGCAGAAAGACAAACAGATGCCGAAATCAAAAGAGAAAAGCAGGCGCGGGTAATGGACGGCGTTGCCACGTGGGCGTCTTTTTACAGAGCAAATCCGCATAGGTTTGCAAGAGATTATCTTGGGCTGAAGCTCAAAAAGTTTCAACAGATAATTCTAAACGAGATGTTTAGAAAAGTCAACTCAATCTATCTCGCAAGTCGTGGTGGCGGTAAGTCATTTCTGCTTGCGATTTTTTGTGTGTGTTATTCCATCTTGTTTCCCGGAACAACGATTTGTCTTGCGTCTAAAACTCGTGGTCAAGCTATCGAAATTATCGACAAAATCCAAACAATACTAATGCCGCTATCGGCAAATTTAAGGCTCGAGATAGGAGAAATAAAATCCAACCAAGCCGAGTCATTTGTCGGGTTTAGGAATGGCTCAATTATAAAAGTTGTTACAGCAGCGGACTCCGCGCGACACAATAGGGCGACTATACTTATTGTCGATGAGTACAGAATGGTAGATAAGAATACCATCGATACCGTTCTGCGTAAATTCTTGACATCCCCGCGACATCCCGGATTTATGGACAAGCCAGAGTACGCTAATCACCCAATAGAAAGAACAAAAGAATTATATGCAAGCAGCTGTTGGTATGCGGCGCACTGGAGTTATAAGCACGTACAATCTTATGTTGTTCAAATGATGCGCGGCAGGAGCTACTTCTGCTGTTCAATGCCGTATCAGCTTGCCATTAAGGAAAACTTACTTGATAGAGAAAGGGTTGAAGATGAAATGTCGGAAGCAGACTTTAATGAGGTGCAGTTCCATATGGAGATGTGCGCGTTATTCTGGTCTCAGGCAAGTAGTGGTTTATATAGTTTTGACGAGATTGATAAGAATAGGGTTATACAACATCCGTTCTATCCAAGTCACATCATCGGCAAACATCAAGATAAACAATTACGCATACCACCCAAAAGGGCGGGCGAGAAAAGAATTCTCTCGGCGGATATTGCATTGATGGCATCTGGCAGAAACAAGAACGACGCTACTTCAATCTTCATCAATCAAATGCTGCCAACGCCCTCGGGTAGGTATATCAACAATATAGTTTATACGGAAAACAATGAAGGTCTCCGTACAGAGGCGCAGGCTCTTGTTATTCGCAAACTGTTTGCAGAGTTTGACTGCGACTATTTGGTCATAGACAGAACTGGTCTCGGCTTGGGCGTTGTAGATGCCCTAATGGGAGATATTTATGACCAATCGACTGGCGAAACGTATGGCGCGCTTTCTTGCTGTAATGACGAAGAAATAGCAAAGAGATGTGCTGTACCAAACGCCCCAAAATCAATTTGGGCAATTAAAGGTGCTCCTGAGTTCAACTCGTCTTGCGCGCTTGGATTGCGCGAAGCGTTAAGACAAGGTCAAGTTAGATTGCTGATTTCAGAGTACGATGCAGATGAGCATTTGCACAATATCATTAAAGGCTATGCTTCGTTGCCTACGCCCGAATCATTACAGTTCAAATTGCCTTATATACATACCACGTTACTCGTCAATGAACTTGTTAATTTGGAATATGAGACGAAAAACAATGTTATTAGAGTAAAAGAGAAATCTGGTATGCGAAAGGATAGATACAGTAGTTTGAGTTACAACATTCACGTAGCGAAGACTATTGAGAGAGAGGCTGCTCAATCAGCCAAAAACAACACAGAAACATTGGTGCTAAACTTTAGGGCGCCAAAAATCAGTAGAAACTATAGAGGAGGAAGGTAATGGCGAAAAATACTAACGGCTACAATCGCAACCGCAACTATACTAATCGAAGCCACAACAAACCACAAGAAAGATTTGTTGAGATGCCGTTGTCGTTTGCGAAAGCTTTAATGCGTCAGCTTACTTACAACCCTCAAGTCGCTTCTTCAAAAAAATCACGCTCGTATTCTGTATATACGAAAGAGAACATACTCAAATGGTTGCAATCGCCAACCAGTACATCTAACGAGAAGAGTTTGCGCGATGCGTCGAACTATATGTACATTGCTTCGATGCACTACAACAGACTGTTGAACTATTATGCCGGTTTATATACCGGTGCTTACGTGATTTCCCCGCTGGGATTTGACATAAACGGCGTTAAAGATAATTTTGTTAAGCAATATCAAAAGGTATCTAAGTCACTTGAACTGATGAACATACCAAGTATTTTAAGGGAAGAAATCCTCATCGCCTTACGAGACGGGGCGTTCTATGGCGTCTTGCTTAGCGACAACAGTTCTGCTTTCATCCAAAAAATCGACCCCGATTATTGCAGGATAACATCCATATGCGATGGAAGCTTTTTATACAAAGTTGATATGACCAAAATTGCAAGCAAACTTGAGTTTTATCCAGCGGAGTTTACAAAGATGTACAATGACTACCTTGCAACGGGAGACCAGTGGCAAGAAGTGCCAGTAGATATTTCTGTATGTATAAAGGCAGATAGCACTTTGGTGGATTTTACGATACCACCATTTGCTGCGGTTATGCCTTCGTTATATACGATGGCAAATACGGAAGCTCTACAAGAAACAGCAAAAGAGTTAAAGAATTATAAGATGCTCTCAGGCAAGATACCAGTCGATGATAAAGGTAATCCGACTATGGATGAAAACATTGTCAAAAAGTATTACGCCCATATTGCAAACGCACTTGGAGAAAACGTCGGACTTGCTATCACTCCATTCGAGTTTAATACTTTTAGCTTTGAAAACAAGAGTGGCGTAGCAGACGTAGACGATCTTGCAAATGCGGTAGAAAACTTCTGGGCAACCGCCGGTACATCTGGTCTATTGCACGGAAGAGAAAACAACACTTCGGGCGTTACAAAACTTGCAATCAAGAATGATGAGACGTATGTGCTTGGAATGGTGCAGCAAGTTGAGAGAGTAATAAACAGATATTTGAAGACTGGGTTTGTGGGAACGAGCAAGTTCAAAATCAATATACTACCCATAACGGTGTTTAACAAAGAGGAGTACTTGAAGTACTATAAAGAAGCGGTTTCGTTTGGTATAGGAAAATCTCAATACGCGGCAGCCCTTGGCGTGCCTCAATGCGATATTTCTGGCTTGAACTATCTTGAGCAAGAGCTTATTCCCTTTGACCAATTGACACCCTTAAAGAGCTCATACACATCGAGCGGCGATGATGAGGCAGGGAGACCTAAGAGCGATGATACCGATTTAGGCGATGCAGGAGAAGAAACGCGAGATGATGATACTAATGCAAATAAGTGAGGGTAGACTATGGAAAACAGCAAAACTAAATTTATAAAATTATTCGATGAAAGAATCGCCAACGCCTTGAGTGATGGCGGTTTTTCATATATAGAAGAAAAAGTTAACGGAAACCAAATGGTATTTTGTTTCGAGGAATCTCCCGAACTCGTAGAAGCAATCCGCGGCTTATGCGGGGAGCAGAATTACCAAGAGACAATCATCGTTGTTCAAGACGGTTCGTTACTTTTCTAAGGAGGATAGGCTAATGCGCAAAGAACTAATTGCAATTGCATTCAAAGCTAAGATTAAGCCTGTCAAACCAATCAACGAACAATTTACACTGTGCAAGTGTTTTGTGATGGCGATTGGCAAAAATGTCAACAAGACAATCATCTCGAAGGAATCTGTCGATGATGCTTTGCCTACGTTGTTTAATATTCCGGTTGTAGGACATTTGTATATAGACGAAAACGGTGAGATAAGACTCGGTGGTCACGATATCATACTTGAGAAAGATGCCGACGGCAAATACAAATTCAAATCGGTTACAGTTCCGTATGGTGTAGTTCCGCAACAAGACAATGTTCATTACGAAGAAGTGGAAGAAGCAGACGGCACAAAGAATGTGTATCTGGTTGCAGATATCATTCTCTGGACTGGTAGATATCCCGAGTTGCTTGACACGATCTATAACGAAGACATCTACTTTGCTCAAAGTATGGAAATTATGCCTTCCGATACGAAGAAGACGTCGGATGGCTTAGAAGTAAAGAAATTCCAGTTCTCGGCATTATGCTTGCTTGGCAAGAGTGATGATCCGAGCAAGAATGTTTTGCCATGCTTTAAGTCTGCAAGAGTAGAACCATACAAATTCTCTGACGAAGGGAATTGGATTGAACTGTTTGCGGAATTCAAAGAGCAGTTGGCAAAAAGTTATTCGGCGGTTGACGTCGTGAAAGGAGGAAAAGAAGCATTGAATACTGAAACTATCAAAAAGATTTTACTTGAATTCGGCTTGGCTGAAGATACAGTTTTGTCTTTTGAAGTTGCGGAAGAGATGACGGAAGATGAATTAAGGGAAAAGATTAAAGAAGTATATTCTCAAGACAATCAAACGGAAACACCCGAGGAAGGCAGCGAGCCTACTGAAGGTATGACAGAGGATGGCGAACCTGCCGGCGACACCGTGCAGACAACGGAAACATTTTCTGACAACGGAGAGGAACCCGCCGCAGAACCTGCTGCGGAACCTACCAACGAAGAACCTTTGAAGTTTTCGGTTGAATTGACATACGAGGAAAAACGTCGTGTGCTGTGCGAAGCTCTTGGAGCTTACGAAATGCACGATGAGAAGTCCTACATATGGTATTGTCTTGTTGATTTTGACGACACTTATGTCTACTCTTGCTTCCATTTCGCCGGCGCAGAAGTTGCTGAGGAAAGAGGAATGATAAGAATCCCTTATGCAATCTCGGACGGAAAAGCCATAATCGATATGGCACGCAACGAAAAGGTAAGACAAGTCTGGTTGACAAAGGCAGACGAAGAAAAGCTTACGGCAGAAAGAGCACAGTTTGCGGAACTTGTGCAGTATAAAACCGATAGACTGCAAGAAGACAAAAGGCAGTCATACGCCGCGGTTATAGAGCAGTTCTCCGACCTTGGAGAAGTTGACGAATATAAAGCGGTTGTCAAAGATGCTATGACGTTTGAAAGCGTCGAATCATTGACAGAAAAACTTTATGCCATTCGCGGCAAGAATGCAGGTACTATTGTTAAGAAACCTCTTGACAAAGTTCGCATTCCCGTTGGATTTGAAGCAAAAACAAAGCAGAGCGAGTACGACGAATTTATGTCGCGTTACCTTGCTCCAAAAAAATAAATCAAGAAATAAGGAGAAAACAATATGTACGCTTATGTAAGAACCGATAATATGTCGGGAACAACTGTTGCTAAAGACCTCGCTTCTGCCAAATTCTACAACGGCAGCGTTGAGGCAGACATCGAAAACGGAAACGTCGTTACTCTCGGCGCTTACCTTGATGGTGAGAGAGAACTCAAAAAGGCTACGGCACCTGCCGCGAACACGAAACTGCGTGACCTCTATCTTGTCGCTACGCCCGAAGTGGTTAAGGACAAGAATTACTACGGTCTCGGCGAATTCATCAACAAAAAGGGCGAAGCAATCCGTTGCTACCGCTTGACCTCCGGCGATATCTTTTCGGTAACCAAAGAGGCACTTGCGGGAACACCCGCAGTCGGCTCGCTCGTAGAGACGCAGGCAAGCACGAAGCTTAAGGTTGTGGCTACTGCAACGAGCGGCTCTACCACGGTTGGCAAAATCATGGCAATCGAAGGCGATTACATCGTTATTGAAGTTGCCTAAGCAAAATAAATAAGAAAGGAGAAAATACATAATGGAACTTTTGCAAGTTATGATTGATGCCGTTAAGGGCACATATCAAGAAAATTATACCAAAGGTCAGACTTCCGATGCAATCCGTAACGCGCTTATCGAAGCGAACGGCGGCTCGAACAAAATCAACATCAAGAACTTCTATCGCGGAAGTCAGGTCTACTCGCTTATCGAGGAACTTATCCCCACGATAATCGACGAAGGATTCAAAGACGAAGACGTTATCTTCTCTCTCGTAGATTACAGAAATATCGCAGACGGCGACGAGCAGGAATTCGAGATTGAAGGCAAATCGCTTTTCGCAGTTGCAGACGCGGCTGCCGGTATCAAGGGCGTAAGACGCCAGAGAATTGACGAGTCTCAGAGGGTTACCGTTAAAACCTCTATGAAGATTGCGCGCGTGTATGAGGAATTGAACCGCCTGCTTGCAGGACGTATCTCGTTCGATACATTCGTTGACCGTCTCGCGAAATCTTTCAAACAGCAAATCCTTGCGGATGCCTATAAGGCTATCGACGCAATCGCGACAAACACCGTAGGTCTCAACGCGGATTACGTTGTTGCTTCCAACGTTGCGGGCGCAGAAGACAAGCTCTTAGATCTCATCGCGCACATCGAAGCTGCTACCGGCAAGACCGCTCGTCTCTACGGAACAAAAGCGGCTCTTCGTAAGGTTCCCAACGCGGTTCTTTCCGACGAAGCAAAGAGCGACCTTTACAACATGGGATATTTCGGCAAATTCAACGGCAACGACATGGTTGCTTTGAGGCAGGTTCACAAACCCGGCACAACCAAATTCGCTATGAACGATAACAAGATTTTCGTTATCGCCGGCGGCGACAAGCCCGTTAAGGTTGTAAACGAGGGCGAAGGGCTCATGCTTGAGGGCGAGGCTGCTGACAATCAAGATTTGACGAAAGAGTACGTTTACGGGCAACCTATGGGCGTCGGTGTTGCGTGCTCCGAAGCTATGGGCGTATTCACGTTCAGCGCCTAATCTGAACGAAAAAAAATAAGTGGGCAGGCGTGTCTTAGTATGCGCTTGCCCATTTTTAATTTTGAAAAATAAGGAGAACAAGGTAATGTCAGAAGAAAGAAAGACTACAACTAAACCACAGCCAAAACCTATCAAAATCGAGGACGGCGTGTCAATTAAAGTAAAAAGCGGATTCTACGGCGTATTGTGCTATAAGAATCCAAGAAGCCAAGAGACATTCGTCTGGGGGCATATCGGCGACGTACAGTTTATGTCGATGTCCGACCTGAAAACAATCAAAGCGCAAGACGTTGGTTACTTCAAAAATCAGTGGCTGGTCATCGTTGGCGTAGCCGACGACTCAGACTGCAAGGCGAAACCAGCGGATATCTATAAGGCGCTCGCAATCGAACCCTACTACAAGAACTTCATCGATCCAACAACCTTTGACGAAGCATGCAGTTGGTCGGATGCAGATATCGCAGAAAAGGTTGCAACGCTGAGCGACGGTGCAAAACAAAATCTTGTCGTTGCGCTGAACGGTTTCATCAAAGACGGTACGCTCGACTCTCGTAGGAAGATTAAGGCATTTGAAAAAGCTCTTGACTGTGAGCTTCAAGTAAACAATTAAAGGGGTGAAGTATGCCTACAAAGTTTGAGGAGATTTACGGAAGGGCGTTGTTTAAGTTTACTGACTATTCATTTCTTAGCCCCTGCTGCACAGATATGAAAGAAGCTGTGTTGCAAAAGTATCTCTTGTCATCGATTGTCGATTTTCAACACTCGTGCAAAGAAAATTTGAATGATTACGATTTAGGAAAGGAACAGTTTAACGTAGAGTTGGACAACGAAATCATTGAGATACTCTCGCTTGGAATTGCGTTCCATTGGTTGAGCGCCCAAGCGTTGAACAGACAGCACCTGAAGAATATGATACACAACAAAGATTATACATCGTATTCTCCCGCAAACTTGCTAAAAGAAATAAGAACGCTTCGCGACGAGATAGAAAAAGAATACAGAGGTCGCATCAACACGTACTCTTTTAGATACGGCTCGTTTGATACTTTGAAGGTGTGAGGTGAAGAAATGGAACAGTTAAGGAATTTTCTATCGAGTTTACGAGGAGATGTATTCAAATTACTTCCGATGAAAGAATCGGAAATGAGCGGTCTTAACAACCATATGAGTGAGTACATCGAATCGCTTATCATAAATTTAACGGGCGCAATGAAGACATTTCCAATCCTTGCGTCACAAAAACAATACCTATACGTAGTAAACAATCTACAATACATCAACAGCCATTCCGTGGACTTCAAGCAGTGGAGAAAGATTATCTTGAACTCAACACGTAATATCGATAATCTTTGCGTGCAATACGGAGGGGAGAAGAATGGCAAATGATGAACTTGAATTATATCGCCGCTGGTTGGCTTGCGGTTTAGAACAAGAAAAATGCCAAGAGCAAAACTATGTGCAAGAAAGTTTTGCGGAAACGATACAACAATCTCCCGCATATCAAGAAGACGCGGAAGTTAACGGCGAACCACAGCCAATAGTTGCGACCAGAAAAGATACGAACAAATGCGACGTTACAGTTATCCCCGGCGACAGACTCTACATAGGTGACTTAGTTAAAGTCTTCAATGAATATTGGATATGCGTCGAGATGTATGTTGATGAGTTCGGTATGTATTATGGTGAACTTTGGATGTGTAACCATACATTTTGTTACCAAGACTTCGAGCTTAATATTATCCACAAATATGCTATTCTCGACGATGGTTCATATTCAAACGGCAATGACAAAGCTATTAAAGTTACAGATAATAGCTTCAATTGTTATATTTCATTAGACGATGAGAGCCGTGCACTATTTATTGATAAGCGTCTTGGTATCAGTATAATATACGATAAGAGCGGCAAAGAAGTTATGGAAGTCGGCAAGATTAAGTGGATAGACATTAAGAGCCGCAACTTCGGAGAGGGCAGCCACTTAATGGTGTTTGGCATCAACGACGACTCATATAATCCAGACGCCGACAATATTGAGGAACTCATTTGCGATTACAAAGAGAAGCCTGCCGAAGACGAAGAACCCGATGAACCAATAACGCCACCAGATGAGGGTGACACTGATGAAGGGGGAGATGACAGCGAGGACGGCGACGGAGACGAAGAACCAATAGAGCCAATCATTAAAGGAGCGCTATCAATCGAAGGAAGAAAAAGTATTAAGGCTGGGAGCGGGCGCACTTACAATCTTGTCGCAATCGACAAAGAAAGCGGCGACACGATAGATGCCCCAGAGGACGCAGAGTGGCGCATCGAGTTTGACGGCAGTGGAGTGTCAATCAGCGCGAGCGGCGCAACGTGTAAAGTAAGCGTAAAGGAAGATGATAGCCTCATCGGCTCAATGTTTACTCTCAAATGTTCCAGCTTGTCAGGTGAATACATCGAGGCAAAAATAAATGTGGAGGTAACTTAATATGGCAAAAACTTACTTAGACCAAATTGTAGAGTATCCATCAAAAGTTATGCTCCGCATTGCTGAGGATAAATACTGTACGGGATTACTTACTAACACAGCCTTTGATAAGGTCGGTGAAGATGAAGCCGATAAAGCCACCGATGAGTTCATTAAGGACTATCAGTACGTAGACGACACAGTACAAAGCACTTCTGCCTACATTTGGGTTGAAATGGAAGTTAATCGTGTAGACAACAAGACGATGAAGAATATTCGCTTGTATGTATCGGTTGCTTGCCATAAGAACTATATGGCTCTTAATAGACAAATCTTTAAGGGAATAAGAGGAAATCGCAGAGATAATCTTGTTAGGTTTGTTGACAGAGTATTGAACAATTCCGAGTTTCTTGGACTTGGCGCGCTAAAACTACGCTCCGTAAAAACCGTGACACCGATAAACAGTTTTACGATAAGAGAGATAGAATACGAAATTCCCGATTTCAACATCGTGGAGATTAAAGAGTGAAATTTAGCTATGAGGATTTAATCAGCGGTGACTCAATACCCGTCGAAGGCATTGGGCATATACGGTCTCCGCTGTTGCACGAATTGAAGCCCACACAAGGTATCGGTATGTGGACTTATAATTTGTACTTAAATATTTTGAGTTGGGAAAAGGAAGACTTAATTAAGTTTATGAAGATGTCTACCGGCAAGACTTTGAAGGCGCTGGAGAATGCAGATAAACTTAATGCTTTCGATGCCGTAACATTACTCGATCCAACGAGACAGCTATTGCAGAGTGCAATGGCTTTTTTTCTTGACGAGGAGTTGGAATGGGATAAAGCAAGACGCGGCTTTGTAACCAAATCAAAAAATATTCACGACGAAGTAGGGTGCATCAACCGCGACAACTTTGATGACGTGAGAGATATGATGCTGCAAGTTAACTACATAAACTTGGGGCGTTCGGCAAAGCCTGCAAAATTTTCATCAAAAAAAGCGCAGTCCTTATGGGAACTAACGCAAAAACATCTGAAGCAAGAGGCGACGAAGCCAACGCCAGACAAGCGTATGCAGCTTAGCAACATTATCTCTAAATTAAGCTGTGCATCTGTTGGATACACGCTATTGAATATATACGACTTAACTGTGTTTCAGTTATACGATCAGTTTTTCCAATATGGATATTTACGAGCTATGGATTTAAGTGAAATGGCTTATAGCAACCACGGTGGAAAAGACTTCGATTTCCAAGCATGGTTAAAACCAATAACAAATTTAGAAAAGGAGCAAAAATAATATGAGCACATCAATTAAAATGGCTAACCGCTACGGTTTGAACTTAAAACTTACAAACATAGCGGATGAGAACGATACGATGGTCATCGATTTCGCAAACGAAGTTAGCCTTGAAATTACCGGCGATATTACGTGGGCTACCGGTGGTCAGGGGCACGTAAAAATGATAGGTTTCAAAGACCCTCTTGAGGGAACTTTGAAGGTTTCCACGCAAGTAACCGACAACGGAATTATGAATTTGGTTTCCGGTCAAAAGCTTACCGACGAAAGCGGCGTAGCTTCGTTCAACGGAAAGATGAAGAAGTTCCGTTACTACAAAATCGACGGCGACACGGTTTGGCAGGATGAGGACGGTAATATTTATACCGAACACGTCATTGCATACAAGGCGCTCGTTAAACCGAATTACAACATCACGTACAACGGTTCCGGCGACCCTGTAAGCATCGACATCGAGTTCCAACTTGCCGAAGATAAGGAACAGAACTTTGTTGATATCAAGCGCGACAAAGACCCCGTATCCGAAGACAACAAAGAGGACGCGGGCAGCGAAACTCCCAACCCCGACACCAATCCCGACGGCGGCGACAAAGACCCTGGTACCGACTCAGATGGTGGAGATACCAGCAGCGAGGGTGACGGTACTGAGGGCGAAGGCACCGAGAATCCATAAACAATATTTACAATGAGCGATAGCCGCGGCATTTGAGTCGCGGCTATAACTCTACACTTTAGAGAATATGGACGACAGAACAAAATTCAACGTAGGTAAAAATACTTACGATAGGACTTATAACGGCATTGTTTTTGATAGTGCTGTTGAGATGAAATACTATCGCGATGTCATCTTACCAGCTGTTGAGCGTGGCGAGATTGCACATTACGAAATGCAAAAAAAATACATTTTGCAACCTGCATTTACTCGTGGCGGAAAAAAAGTACAAGCGATTGAGTATAAGGCAGATTTTTATACAGTAGATAAAGACGGCAAAGAAACTGTTATTGACATCAAAGGATGTCCAGATAACGTAGCGAAACTAAAACGAAAAATGTTTTGGTACATCTACCCAGATCTTGATTACGTCTGGATAGGCTTCTCAAAAATTGACGGAGGGTGGACTACGTATGAGGCAATTAAGACAGGCAGAAAGCAGCGCAAAAAAGAAAAAGCGCAGAAATTAAAGGAGATCAAGGAATACAATGAAAAACACAAAAAACGGAAATAACAACACAGCACAAATCAAGGCGTTCGTTGAAGCGTCCGCCCCAAAGGTTACGGAGCTTAAGTACGGCGAGGGCGAAAAAGAACTTGTCGTTAAAGTTTACCCCGTATTGCCATTTATGAAAAGAACTGAGATGGTAAGAGAAATCATAGACGGCGTCTTTATGGATGGCAAAGATTCGGTAAATACTTATGTACCGGAGTTCTTAACTCTTCTTCAGAAGTATGCAGTCACTAAATACTTTACCGACTTACAACTTCCGACAAAGTTGGATGATATGTGGCTGGTTTTGAATTATACATCTCTCTATGATGACGTAGTGCAAATAGTCGGCGAGCATGAGGTTAAAGATATATTCGACGCCGCAAACAAAGTAATCGATACATACAGACAATACCTCGTTACAAAGACGGATATGCACTCTCTCATGGACAAAATTGGCGGCGTACTCAAAGACTTTGAGGGCAGAATTCCACAGGAAGACATTACCGAGATAGTGTCAAAAATCAAGGATATGCCTAAGGGGGGTTCGTTGCAGGATATAATCACCGGTTTACTCGGCAAAAAGGATGTTCAAGGTTAATATTTAATTTATTAGATATGCCATAAGGGGGTATATCAGAGGAGAGCAGAATGTTGCAAACATTGCAAATCATAAGCCTTGTAGTAGGCATACCGAGTACTGCTATTGTCCTCTTAACATCAGTGTGTAAACCATTCAGAGCGTGGCTTTTTGGTCGCTATCGTGGGCAAGAAACCGACAGATGTTTGTTGAGGGATAGGATTACGGAGATTTACTACAAGCACTATCAAGAACGTCGGATGCGGCTTTACGAATATGAAGACTTGGAAAAGCTTTATAAGCAATATAAAAAGTTAAAAGGCAACTCATTTGTAGACAAAATATGGAATGAAGTCCAGACTTGGACTATCGACGAATAAAACAATAGTTTGATACAGAGTGGGCTGGGTGAGGACAAATCATCCAGCCCTTGTTCTGTGTTGCAACGGGAGGACAAAATGATTACAGAAAGTTATATCAATAAACTCATTGAGCAATACGCCAAGTCCCCCGCGGGCAAGGCAGCAATTAAAAAGAAAACTGGTCTCGAGTATGTCGACACAGATCCAACGGCTATGTTAACGACATACGGCGAGCAGATGAAAAACATTCTATATAAGCACGTTAACGCTCTTATTAAGTCTATAACACCTGATGATATAGTGGTACAAAAACCATACATGGACAGTGATGGTCTTTGGCGGTTAGAATTATCATTTAGAGAGGGTTCACTGGAAAGAGATTCTCTGTACTTAGACGGCGATGACCCTGTGCTGCACAATATAGTCCTATTGTTCGCGAAAGGTTATAATGCGCGCAACTATGTTTACGGGTGGTGGATAACCAAATACGGCAATCACGGTGATGTACGAAGCCGTAAAGAAAGAGAGGGTAGCGACTTCCTAATCCAAGCAGTTAACGAATTTAATAACGGTGCTGGTAAAGGGATAGCAAGAGCAGAACTTCTTGGAGATTACAAAGAATGTTCCGAGACATAACATTGAAGACAACACTCGCACACGCGAGTTTTTTAATATTAAAAAAGGAGGAGGAATATGGCTGATAATATAATTGGCATTAAGTTTGGTGTAGCCGGTGGTAAAGGTTTTCAGGCTGGTTCATCGGGTGCGCTCATTAAAGAGCAGTTAGAATATATTGCAAGTAAAATCCAACTTAAGGTTAACATAAACAAAACCTATTTCAAAAACCAATTATCTTCGCTGAAGAAAGAGCTCGATAAAACGCTCGGCTCATTAAACATCAACATCAGAGCGAACGTCAGAGCCGAAGCTCAACAAAATGGTGGTTCCTCCAACGAGGGTGAAGAGCAGAAGCAAGAGGTTACTTACGAGTCACTCAGAAAGACGCTTGAGAAGCTGTACCAAACAAAGGCTAAGCTCTTGAAACTTTCAGATGAAGAAAGAAAAGGAACCGTTAACGGTACATTGCTGAGCCGCCAAGCGAAGGAACTCAATGTAACGTATAAAGAACAGCTCGCACAATTACAAGAACTGTTAGGTAAAGACGATGAGCGAGTTAAGAGCGCAAAATCATTAGAACGCGCGCTCAAAAAGGCATACAAGGCGCAGCAGGCTTCTGCATCTGAACCAACTATGGCAAATGAGACGGCACTCGCTAAGTTGAGCGTTAAGGCACAGTCGCTTTACGTAGATAACGGGTTCGATAAAATAATTGCGCGCAGTAAAGAGGCAGCTCAAATTGTTGACGAATTTAACGCAAAAGTGCAAGCAGCTCTTAATCAAGAGGGTGGCGTTACCAAAGATGAAGTTGTAAAATTAAATACTGAATTCTTAAATGCGCAGGCACGTCTTAAAGAGATTGGACGTGAAACTGACACGCTCGGTAATAAAATTAAGGAAGCATTCAACTCTCGTGTCGTACAGCGTATAGCACAGATGCTCTTACTTACTTTGTTGCGTGCATTGAAGCAGGTCTATGATAATGTGAAAAAGATAGATGCTGCAATGACCGAATTGAGAATTATTACGGGCGCAACATCTAAAGAGATGGATGCGACTGCAAAAAGTATTGCGAAGTCCGCAAAAGAAATAGGCGCCAGTATGGTTGACCTCACTAAATCTACAAGCACCTATGCGAGGCTTGGCTTTGGTTTAGATGATGCACAAATTCTCGCAAAGAAAACAACGATGTACGCTAATATTTCTGGCGTCAATGTAAACGAAGCCACAACAAACATCACGGGTATTCTGAAAGCCTATAATATCGGTGCTGACGGTCTTGAGCAAGTTTTAGACCAAATGATATGGGTGGGTAATAACTTCGCTATTTCACAAGCTGAAATTGGAGAGGCAATGAACAATGCTGCGAGCGCGTTGGCTTCAAACGGCAATACATTACAAGAGGCTATAGGCATTGTAACAGCTGCGAATGCTTCACTGCAAAATGTAAGTAAGGCTTCAACCGCAGTGCGTACAATTGCTGCTCGTATTTCAGCGAGCACAGCAGAACTTGAGGAACTCGGTGAAGACGCTGGCAGCATTTTATCCACGGCGGATCTCGATATAAAAATGCGTGCATTGGGAGTTGCAATTTCAGGCGCGAATGGTGAACTGCGCTCTACATATGCGATTTTAGGAGATCTCGCTCAAAAGTGGGATACATTTAACGATTCTGAGCGTGCCGCTATAGCGGATATGCTTGCTGGCACAAGACAGCAAAATGCCTTCTACAGTATTATGCAAAACTGGAATGATGCCGCAAGTGTTGTTGATAATGCTGCCAAAGGAGTGGGCTCACTTCAAGAAGCGCAAGAAGTATATATAGACTCTATTGAAGGTAGAGCTAATCAGCTCAAAGCGGCGTGGGAAGAGTTTTCCACCAGTTTACTTGATAGTGATATTGTAAAATTCTTCACGACATTGCTGACCGAAATAGCGAAGGTCTTAAATGCAATATTTTCACTCGGGAATGGCTTTGCCGTTAAAGGTACGATATCTGCCGCTGCCATTATTGGCATTATAGCAGCAATTAACAAATTAAAACCTGCTGTACTTAGTCTTATTGCACAAGCTAAGGCGGTGATTGCCGCAGAGGGAAGTGTGGCGGCTGCAACTCAGCTTATGTTTACCAAGATAGGTGCTGCGATGGCAAAGTTCTTATTAAAGAACGCTCCCATCATCTTGCTTACAACTATTATCACCTTAATGACATCCCTCGAAGGGAAGTCGAAGGGATTTGCAGAAATCATTGTAGGCATTGTTTCTATAGTCGCGACAGCAATAATATTGGGAATAAAGGCGGTGGATGCTGCTGTTAAGAGTTTTGAAGCAACGAATCCGATAGGCTGGATATTACTCGCAATTACAGCCGTTATCGCAGTTGTTAAGGGTATATTTGACTTAATTGAATCGTTCAATCCTTCATATGAAACACTTAAGGAAGCCGCACAAGAGTCAATTGATTCGTGGAAAGATGCCGAAGATGAGCTTGACCAAGTTAAAGACAAGCTCGAAGAAATCCAGAAAAAGATTGACGAAATCAATAAAAAAGATAATATAACGCTTGTAGACAAAGAAGAGCTTAAATATCTCGAGGAACAAAAAGCTAACCTTGAAGCCGTTGAGGCGATGAAGGAAGAAGAGGCGAAAAAGGCAAAGCAAAAGGCTGCAACCGATGCGGCAAACGCCCTTGGCAAATATAATGACACGCACACAGTAGATGATGCACCTTGGTATGAGTGGCTCTTAATCGGACCGTGGGCGTTCATACATCAAGGAATAGCGTGGGGCTCAGACACCTATGAAGAGAAGTTCAACGACATTCTAAAGAATTATCAAGCGGCTTCACAAGAAGACAAGGATTTTATTACGAGCACTTTGAAAGAATATGGAGAAATGCTCGATGGATTTGACTTCGGCGATAATGCTGACCTCGATCCGTACTTAGCACAATACTATCGGATGATTGACAGCTACAACCTCCAGACGGGTAATGCTGCTCAAACATGGAAAAGAGTACTCGCTGATTCAAGATTCTCGTCTGAGGTGGAGAAACTTCAACAGCTCGCTGATTCGCAGGGCGTGTCTATGGACGCCATTGCCGCGGCAGCTCCACAGTTCTTGGATTACCTTAAACAGATAGGCGCGTACACTGACGGTGATACCGATTCTACAAACGCGCTAATTGAGAGCATTAAAGAGTTAAGACATCGTTTAGAGCCTAAAACCAAAATTACTTTCACTGACGATATAGACATAATGCAAGATAAGTTCAACAGCCTTATCAATGGGCTTAAAGATATTGACAAGACTGGTGTTATTTCTATGGACAACATAGCGAAGATTCTTGATAAGGATGCGGAAGGCTATCCTACGCTATTATCAAAATACTTCAATTATGTTGATGGTGTCGGATATCAGCTTACAAATCAATGGGCTGATAAGACTAAGTCTCAAATTCTCAACGCGATGGCGCGAGACGAAATACAACTGTATGCCGATGAGCTCTCCGAAGCACAAAAGATATTAGGTGAGATGTCTGCGGACGACGAGGACTATGCGACGGCTACCAATAACGTTGCGGTTGCGCAAGAAAACCTCAATACCAAAATCACAGAGTGGGCAACGCTGTTGCGGGAGCAAGCTCTTGAAGATGAAACCGAGCGTCTACAAAAATTGCAAGATGCGCTTGAGGAACAGGAAGACAAATATAAAGAGCTTATAGATATTCGTAAAGATTTGCTCGAAACTTATAAAGACGAATTAAAATACCAACAAGAGCTTGCCAAGAAACAAAAGAGTGTTGCAGATTTGCAAACGCAGTTATCTCTTGCGATGCTCGATAAATCAGCGTCTGGTCAAGCAAAAGTACGAGACTTACAACAACAATTAAGCGAAGCGCAGGAGGACTTGGACGAGTACACACTCGACAAGGCTATTAAAGACTTGACAGCTCAGCTTGATGAGGACTATGACGCCTACAATGTATTCTTGCAAGAGCAAATTGATAGGATTATTGCCGAGATAGAAAACCTTGCTTCCACGTTTAAGATTGATTTTACACCAAACAGTGATGGAAGCTATACTATCGCGAAGCACCACGACGGTGGATTTGTTGGCAATATGGTTGCATTACAGAGCAACGAAGAGTTTGCGAAGCTCCTCAAAGGGGAGCTTGTTGTAACTCCTCACCAGATGGATAGCTTTATGAAAACAATCTTGCCAAGCCTGATTGCATACGATGGTAACGGCAAGGCGGTTATTAACAACAACTCACCGCTTGTAGAGATAAAGTGCGGGAACGTAGATAAAGAAACTTTACCTCAATTAGGGGCTCTCGTAGATCAAGCTGTTGCAAAGATAGGGAAAGATATGCAGACAGCGTTGGCGAGAGCTGGGTACAAAAAAACTTACTAACACACAAAGAGAGCAGGCTGTTTTAGTCTGCTCTCTAACATTAAAAAAATAAAGGAGGGCAAAGGATGTTGACCGCAACAGAATTCACCTACGATGGTGTATATTCAGAAAAATATGGATTGAAGATAGCGACGTTTGATGGCGCGGCGTTAGAAGAAACATCATATATTGTTCCAACCATTGAAGTCGCAAAGTCTGCGACATCTAATAAATTTCACTATCTCGACAGAACATACGATAGCCCGCCGACATTTAACTTTTCGGTTGTGAGCGAAGAAGAGATTCACGAGGAAATATTAAGAGAAGTTTTAATATGGCTGGATGCTCGCAGAGGCTTTAAGCCATTAGTTATAATGCAGCCGGGGTTTGACGAATTAACCTATAACTGCATCTTCACTGTGACAAGTTTAATCTATCATTCGGGACGCTGTGTGGGGTTGAACTTATCAGCAACTTTCGATTCTAATTACATTTTGGGTAAACCGATAGAGATTAACGTTTTTGGACAAGGCGAGCTTCAAAGTGTTGATTTATATAATGACTCTGACAACATTGATACATACATCTTTCCAAAGGTGGAGTTTGATACTTCGGATGGTACAGTATCAATTATAAATATTACCGACAATAGCACGAGGGAGTTTGCCTTTTCTGGCTTAAATCCCAACACAACGTATATTGTCGATAACGAGTTAAAGATTATTACCGGAGAGGGTAGAAATCTACTTGAAAAATTTAGCAAGAATTGGTTACGAGTTCTTCGCGGAAAAAATCGCTTAAAAATTCGCGCGAACGGAGCAGTAACGATTTCTTGTCCAAGATATGTAAAAATAAGCTTTTAATACAATAGGAGGTAAGGTATGATAAGTAGTTTTGATTACTACAAGAAAGTTGAAAGCCCAAATATGTACTTGTGTAATCCAGACAGGCGACCTATTTGCGCTTTGAATGCAGAAGATAGGCACTTAGTTTTACGGTTTAACGATTTATCAGATTTAACTTTTACCGTTCCTAAAATTAAGGGAGCCGAAGAGAGTTACGCTTTAGTGGAATCTAAACGTTTGATTTTTGTTGAAAAAATAGGTTGGTTCCAGATTGAAACCGCAAACGAAACTATTACGGGCGATACATACAAAAAGGAAGTAACTGCACGTTCGCATCAGTACGCACTCAAGAATCGTGGGTTCGTTACAGAAGAACGTGTATATATGTTTTATAATCCGAACGACCCATTGGACGAAAAGTATAATAGCGGCAATATGGCAGCAATGCCGTCTGTGGTTGGTCAGTTGTATCAGCAAGCTGGCGTAAAAGTTTCTTTATTATCAGCAGACGTTGAGCCAACCAGTGATAAGATTGAGTGGACAATTGTTTATATTGACCCCATTCTTAAATTTAAGTCTGCAAGCTATAGTGCGATGTATGAGTCTGCAAGCGGTTACGAAAACGTATGCAGAGGCTTCGAGGCGAACGATGGCTTAAATGGATACGATTTTATTATAAACAAGGTGGAGAAGGCGTTTGAAGTTATCTTTGAGTTCGACTTCCTTTATCACACAATTAAAGTTAAAACTCTTGATGCTATAACACAACCGACAGACATCTATTTGTCTTTTGACAATATCATGAATACCCTTACCATTAAGGAAAATGCTGAGGATATTGTGACAGTAATGTCTTGCAACGGCGGGAATCTTGACATACGTACCGTAAACCCTATGGGTACTAATTATATCGTTGACTTCGAGTATTATAAGAAGAAGCAAAGCGATGACGGCACAATAGACTACCCTTGGATGTCGAAAGAACTTATTGACGCGCTGGACGAATGGAAGGTAGAGTACGACAAGTGGCAGGATACATACGCGAGCTTAGTCTTGTCGCTTCAATCTCTCTACATAAATAAGGCGACGTTGGATGATTCGATACGCGCATCAAACCTCAAACTTACAGATATGCAGGTTGCGCGCGATCAATACATCAATAAAGAGGATGAGGACATTGATGGTGCTGGTACTATCACTGGAGAAACAGTTATTGTCGGCGCCACAAGTATCAAGCCTCAAACAAGTTTTTACACCACGCCGTTTACAGATAAGTCGATTATAGTTGGTCATGTAAATATGCCAAGTATGACAAAGGGCGACGATGGGGTTTATACGTTTTGGTTTGCTGATAACGGAACGAGGGGCGCCGCTGAAACATTAATACAAAACTACTATGACGAAGAAACTGGTATGGATGATGTTGAGGTTCCGCTTTACTTTATGGATGGCGACACCCGCAGCTATTGTAAGCTAAACATCAGCACCGTTGTTGAAATCGCAAAAGATAACGACGGTAATCCAGCATCATTTATACACAATACGGGCAACGTGTGGGCGTCAAAAACTGCCTTCATTACGATGGCTGACACTACGTTTGTGGTCTATAAAACAAGCGCAGTTGATTCCTATCAGTTAAGCTGCGGGAGCTTCTCACTAAGATTTACATCAAATTCGTATTTTGTTTACAACGGAGTACGTTACAGGGTTGTCGCAAGCGAAGACGGAATTGTATCTTTGTACAGATACTATGTTTCCGGATTTGACAGATTTACAACCTATAAAGAAACAGCTGGCGTAGGTGGCTGGTGCGACCTTTGGGAAAGTTACATAACCAACAAACTCGTTACAGAGCTTAATGCTGTTAGCACAAGAATAGATAGCACAACGCAAGAAATGGAACGTATAAGCGAGTTGTGTAACATCCAAAAATTCATCAAGCGAAAGAGTAACGAGCTTTATAATGAACTTTCAAATTACTGGATAGAAGGCGAATATACAAACGATAATATCGCAACGCACGACGCAACTACGATGGCGGAACGCATAGACCTTGCTAAAGAGTTGATGGCGGCTGGAAAGGTTGATTTAATTAAAAGCGCTCAACCCAAATTTGAGATGAGTGTTGACGCAATTAACTTCATTAAAATGTACGAGTTTAGACAGTTTACGAATGAGCTGGCACTCGGCAAGACTATTACTATCGAAAAGACTGACGGGGTTCATTATCGTCCTGCTTTAATGTCTATTGAGTACGATTTAGATGTAGCGGATAGCTTTACAATGACATTCTCTAACGCATCGAAGCCCGGAGATACGGCGATGACATTTGCCGACCTCATCAAGGATTCGTCCTCGACTTCACGAACTGTGTCCGCAAACTGGTCTAATTTGACCGATTACTCGCGTAACAAAGAACAAATCACGCGCCTAATAGAATATCCGTTAGATAGGGCGTTAAGGGCGATGCAAGCGAGCTTGGCTTCTCAGTCGTTTATTATCGATGAGAGTGGTATCCTTGGACGAAAGTACGACCAAGAGTTTGACGGCGCGAACGGAACTTTTTCTCCTGAGCAAATTAGGATAATCAATAACACAATCATTTTTACAAGAGATAATTGGGAAACAGCTGCAACTGCGCTTGGCAAGACAGAATATGGATATGGGCTTGTAGCGGAAGTTTTGGTTGGCGAGCTTATACTTGGCGAAAAGATTTCTATCGGAAGTACGAGTGAGCGCGTTAGAATTGACGACCAAGGTATTTTAATTAAGAACGATAAAGGCGATGCCGTGTTTGAGGCAGACTCGAAGGGAAATATATCTATGGTGGGCGCCATTACGGCAACATCGCTCACTATTAGCAACCAAACAGCGAAAGACGCTGGATTGGTTGTTCCGGACGACATAAGCGATTTCATTACAGAAGAAAGCGTTACCAACATGGCTGGAATTTTAAGGCAAGAATTTATCGCAGCCGATGGCGTATTGCAAAGTACGATTGAGCAAACATATGCAACAAAGGAATCTGTCAACGCATCGGTAAGCCAACTCCTCCAAACGGCAGACGCAATCTCCGCGACGGTATCAATGATTGAAGATACCTATGCGCCCCAAGAAAGTGGGAACACAAGTTTCTCTTATATATTAACGTCATCAAAGTTTACCTTAAACGCCAATGGAAACGAAGTGTTCAAATGCGACAAAGACGGAATTTATGTTAACGGCACAGGCGAATTTACTGGTATGATCCACGCAACGGCTGGCGGAACAATAGGCGCGTTTACTGTTACACAAGACGGTCTTGAAAGCCAATACATCACACTCAATAGCAAAGAAATTCGTTTCCCGATACAGTCAACGTTCAATTTGAACGACGAAGTTGCGATTTACACGTCAAACGCCGCTGGCGGAAACACGTCATACATCACGACGGTAAACACGTCTGACTTTGTAATTCAAAACCTAACTGGCGCTGGTATTAAGTTTAGTAAAGATAAAACCACCGTTAACCAAACGATTACAATGACCTTTAACGGTCCAAATTTGTCTGCGGCTGGCGATAAAGGCAATGCGTTAACACTTAATCATAGTATTCCATCACCAGATGTGGGGTGGGGTGCCAGCTATGATTTTAACTATACAGCAACACTATCGGCAGCATTACCGTACCCTTGTACAAAAACGGCATATGTTCGCTATGTGTATGACTTTATAAGGGGTGGTTTTGAGTATCGAACTCACGCGATAACATTAACATTTCCAGCGTTTGTTACCAGCATTAGTGGTAGTGTGAACTTGAAGTCGAAGGGCGAAACACAAACGCGATATAACCCCAATGACAACCGATTTGAAACTGGTGTATATTTTTCAAGCTATGGAAGTCGTACCAATCAAGCGACTGTCACAGTTACTTCTTTTAGTTCAACAAATAACACATTATATTCTCTTGGCAATTTTAGCCCAAACGAAAATCAAAAATATTCGTTAGGTGCAAATAATATGGCGTGGGGAAACCTTTATCTGTACAGCGGAACGCAAGTAGGTAGTGATATCAGATTAAAAAATTCCGTCGTAAAGCTTTCGGAGAATTACGATACGTTCTTTGATGAGCTTACACCAGTAAGCTATATCTTAAATAATGGAACCTCCAAGAGAAGGCACGTCGGGTTTATTGCTCAAGACGTAGAAGAAAGCCTGAAAAAAGCCGGCATAGACACTAAGGACTTTGCCGGCTTATGTATCCCGTCGGAAGGTGAGTTGTACTATATGCTTCGGTATGAAGAATTCATAGCACTTAACACAGCTCAAATACAACGGTTAAAATCAAAAGTTAATGACCTCGAAAGAGAAGTTGCTTTGTTACAAGCAGCGGTTAAAAAAGATAGTTAGATATATTAGTAAAATAAAACAGTGCTGGTTGCGCACTATATACGCCAAAAGTTATGGTACCAGAAAAATCTCCTGATGAAGATATTAGGCAACGTATATTGCTTAGGTCAATCAATGATTCGTGCCATATTATGACGGAAAGTGTGTAACCAGCTAAATCTTGAGAGGTATATCCAGAGACACTGACTTGTACTTCAAATGGATAAAATGTCTCTGTGAGCTTATCTCCCTCTTGGATAGAGTTCTTCTTTATCAATGTGGCAGTGAAAGATGAAACGTGGAAAGTATATTCTTTATTAGATTCACTGCCCTCAATGTGTGGGGTAAGTACATAATCAAACTCGCAGTTAGGATAGACGGGTATTTCGGCTCCAACCTCGATTTTCGATAGGTCTACCGTGTTGTTACGCTCGTCGCTTGAACAGCCTGCGATAGCCAAGCATGCAAGGCACAAAATAAGGCTAAGTAAGATATAACTAAATTTTTTCATAATAACCTCCAATGAAAAGACTGCTTAATTATAGCACTTTTCTTGTGAGAAATCAATAAATAGAACAATACTCGGTAACAAAAATGTCGAGCGTTTATAAGTCAACAAGGAAATTAAAGGAGACAATTAATGAAGCTAAATAAACTATTACAAGTGAGACGGGTTCTTTCAGAACACGCCAACGAGCCAATCCCAACGATGTTGGCTTATAAGATACTGAAGTTTATGAAGTCGTCCGATACTGAGGGCGCTTTTTATGATGCCAAATTGCAAGAAATAATTGAACAATATGGCAAGCGAGACGAGAGTGGAAAGGTCGTTCATGCGAACGGGCGTATTAGTATTGACAAAGAACACATAGAAGAATGTCAAATCGCAATAGACGAATTGGGAGAGACCGAAATTGAGGCACCGCATATAACATTTACCATTCACGAGCTTACGCCAATCAACTTCTCAGTATCAGAACTGTACTCGCTTGATGAAATAATCATAGAGGAGGGATAATATGCAATTTGACTTATTGGGCAAAGCCGTAAGGCGCTTTCGTTTGCCCACCGCGGATTATAACGGCGCTCCAATAATCATTATACCTGTTCAAGAAGGCGATGTTAATTCAAGATTTTTTGAAATTACATTGTATGATGACCGCGGTGATATGGATTTGAGCATCTATACGAAAGCAATGTTAAGCGGTACTACTCCGTCTGGCGTTGTACTCACATCGACAAAATGCGAAATCGGAGAAGATCATAAGAGTGTTGTAGTTCAATTCGGCGGCGGATTTACAGCAAGAGCTGGCAGAGTAGCGTGCAATATCATGTTCACTAACGCAGACAGCAACGTTTGCTTAAATACGCAAACATTCTATGTTATTGTCTCAGAGTCTCAGTCTGGAAAAATCATCACAGAAAACGATGACGACTATAACGAACTTTTGTCATTATTAAAAGAAGTCAGAGACCTTGAAAATGAGGTTGAGGCGGCTGAACAAGGTAGGGTGACAGCGGAAACCATCCGCGCCGAAGCCGAAACTAAAAGAGCTGAGGCAGAAAATGCAAGAAAACAATCAGAAGACACGCGAGTCGCACAAGAAAAGGTTAGACAAGACAACGAAGCTGAGCGCATTAAGAACGAAGACGCGCGCAAAGATGCCGAATTAAAGCGCGCAACCGCTGAGAATGCACGCATATCCGCGGAATCTGGTAGAGCAACCGCAGAGAGTGAGAGAGAAGACGCGGAAGACGAACGTGCGAGTGCTGAAGCTGAACGTGGCACCAATGAAGAGATACGCAAAGTAGCAGAGACGGCACGTAACAGCGCAGAAGAAACTCGAGCTACCAACGAGGACGAAAGGATTGCGGCAGAAGAAGCTCGTGCGGACGCCGAGCGCGATAGGCAGGCACAAGAGACTGCACGTCAAACAAGTGAGGACGAACGTGAAACAAACGAACTTGGGCGTATTGAAGCAGAAGAAGCTCGCGTTGATGCAGAAGATGCTCGCGTAGCGGCTGAAGCATCAAGAGTTTTGGTGGAAACGGACAGAGTTCAAGCTGAAACATATAGAAGCACCGCAGAACAGACGAGGCAGTCAAACGAAGCGAGTCGCGAGGCGGCTGAAACACAACGTGCATCCGCAGAGAGTACAAGGGCGTCTGCCGAGACAAAAAGAGAAGAGGACTTTCAAGCTGCAAAAGAAGACTGCGAGAGCGCAACACAAGATGCTAATGACGCGGCGCAAGACGTAAGAGACTTGCTCGACGCATTACCGTGTCCGACAAATAAAGTTGATGGGGAAGTTACTACAAATCTTGTAGCATTAAACTTTGTCGCTTTGGAGGGGTAATTATGAATTGTTGTAAAGAAACGGATAACGCAATTCGAGTTATCAAGGGCGATGTGCTTGAAGTTTATTTTGTTGTTGACGACGTGGAAGTTGATTACATTGAGCGCGTGATATTTTCTTCTATATCCGCCAAGATACTTTGCGACTTACCTTACTCAGAAGAGCAAGAGGCTTTCTGTTTGCGGTTCACCTCAAAGATGTCAAATCTATTGCCAACTGGGTTCTATACGTATGACTTGACGCTTGAACTTAAAGGTGGCACTACGCTTACTTTAATGCACGGCGAAGAGTTCACTGTCTTCAAGAAGAAAAACTCTCTATTAGTAGAGGATTATCTTGACGAAGAACAAGACAACAATAAACCTGATGATGGCGAAGGTAACGAAACCGAAGAACCAATTGAACCGCCTACTGACGAAGGTAATGGCGACTACGGTAACGATAATAACGAAGGTGACAACGATGGCGACGACAAAGAGCCAGATGTTTCTGGTGGAGACGAAACGACGCCGCCTACTACCGATGACGGGGAGGAGAACAATGGTAGCGATTAAGAAGACCATTCACGCGCATATCGTTAGCGCGGATCAAAAGAACCCCACACAAATAGGCAAAGTGTTCTCTCTATTGCCGAGTGATTACAGGGGGTTAATCAATTTACCAACCATCAACGGAACGGAAGTAATAGGCGATATGAAAGCGAAAGAGTTAAGCCTGCTTTCGTCTCGTGTGGATGATTATAATGAACACGAACTCGGCGCTGACGAAGACGAAGGGAAATATTTTGTACTTGTCGGCGCTGATGAAGAAGTGGCGAAGGTGCCAGCAAAAACAGTTGCTAACGCTTTGTCACTTATAAAGACAACCGATGAAATCGACGAGAATATGGAAGTCGGCGCATATCGGTTTGTAGAGAAAAAGAGAGGTGAATAACAAACTATGGCAACAACCAAAAAAGACTATCAGATTATACAAAAACTTGGTGAAGACGAGTTTCTCTTACTTCACCCTGAAACGAATGCTGAGAATGTCGTAGTTGATGTGGAAGGGGTCGAGGGGGATGACTTAGCTGCCGCGCTCAAAGCATTAAAGAGCGACGTGGATGACAAGGCTTCTTCTTCCGCAATTCCTGACGTAAGCCAGTTTATTACAAAGGCGGTTGAAGACCTGCTCAACTACTATACAAAATCCGCAATCGACGATAAAGTTACAGACCTTGAAAACAAGGTAAGTGCGATTCCAAAATTCTCGATCAGTGTTGTAGCGGAACTTCCTACCGTGGATATCAGTTATACGACAATCTACTTGGTTAATACAGGCAGCGACAGCGACAATCTTTACACCGAATATATCTATGTCAGCGACTCGTGGGAAATTCTTGGAACACAAAAACTCGACCTAACGGGGTACGCAAAAGAAGAATGGGTTAGCACACAGATTTCTGGATTTATTACTGAGGTGAGGGTTCAAGAGCTTATTGCGGCAGCATCAATCAAAACGGCAGAAACCGCAGACAAGCTTTCTACCGCAAGAAAAATAAGTGTCAGCGGTGATGTTATAGGAGAGACCACTTTCGATGGCGCAAAAGATAGCACCATCCCCGTTGAGTTGAGTAAAACTGGTGTGGCGGCGGGTGTTTATACTGCTGTCGAAGTGGACGAAAAAGGGAGGGTTACTGCCGGCTCGAGGGCGATTGAGATAGGAGCCGCAGGACAAACAACGCCGAGTCAGGATTTAGCTATCGGTGGGCTATTTTTCAAATTACTTTAAGGGGGTAAATATATGGCGGGATATAAATTACAAGGTAAAACCGCAAGCGGGACAATGGTAGATATTCCGTTGGCTGCAACTTACGATGCGGCTGGAAACGATATACAACAACATTATGCTGCAAAGACAGAGTATGAAGCAATAATGGCAAAACTCGAACTTATGGACGATAAACTTGACGTCATTCGTGGCGTAAGTGTACCTGACTTTGCTGATGCCTCGTGGGGAGAAATCAATAAATACTCTCAGAAGGGATTAGCCGCGTCGCTTTGGAAAGTTGGGGACGAAAAGAAAATAGCTCTTACGTCCGGAGAAACCATTACTATGGTTATTTTGGGGTTTGACCACGATAATCTTACGGGTGGTGGCAAGGCAGGAATTACGCTCGGCATGAAGAACGCTCTTGCTACGGCATACGTAATGAATGATTCAAACACAAATGCAGGTGGATGGAAGCAAAGTAAAATGCGCACATCCACAATGGAGACTCTTTACGGGCTTTTGCCAGATGAAGTTAAAGCTGTAATTAAACCAGTTGATAAGGTGACTGCTTTATATGAAAGCTCTGGCGCATTAGAAACGACTTCGGATAAATTATTCCTGTTTTCTCAAAGGGAAATAATGGGTAATAACAACTATTCCGTAACTTCTCAGAACTCTTTCCCGAACGAGGGCGAACAGTATGAGTATTATAAACAAGCGCCGATCCCAGCGCCAAAAGCAGGTACAGGTGCATTTTCTGTACTTGCTGGTACTGGATGCTTTTATACAACAAGTACGTCTGTGGCAAATAAGTACGACAACAGGTTTGGTCAAGAAAAATCCACAAGCACAAACGCTTACTACAACTACAATAACGCAAAGGCGCAAGGGGACAGTGCAACAACATCTTGCTACTGGTGGCTTCGCTCACCCTGTTACGATGGTAGCTACTACTTCTGCTGTGTCGGCAGCAGCGGTCTCAGCGGTAGCAACGTTGCCGGCGCCAGTTCCGGCGTCGCTTTCGGCTTTTGTATTTAATCTCATATCAAAACAAAAAAATCCGCCACGTTATGTGGCGGAATTAAAAACTAACAAGGAGGACAAGTATGGAGCAATTCTACTTCAAACCTACGCCAGATGCGCATAGCGAGGCGGAAAAGCTAATCTTTGTGGCATCAAACGGGCAAGGTTATATTGCCAACAACGAACTGCATATCTGCGGCAACTACCACCTGATATACAAATTCACAGGCGAGAATGTCGGCTGGTATATGAAGAATCCTCAAGATAATATCGACAGGTATCTTGGTCTTGGCGCAAGCCCGTCTGTTCTGATAGGAGATATAGACGTTAAAGACGAAGAATATTTTGAGGCAATCAAATATGTTCAACCCGAACGCGAAGAACGGGAAGACGAAGAATAACAAAAAAAATAAAGACACAATAAGGAGATAAAGATGGCAGTACTCAAAAGCAATCGAAACGAATCGCAGTTACAGTTCTTAGACACTGCAAGAGACTTAGAGATTTTCACCTTAAGAAATTGTGTCAAATTTCCAAAGCGATATACTTTTTTCATTACTACCGAGATAGTGAGGCTATCACAATCGGTGTACAACAATGTCAAGGCGGCAAACAGCATTTTCCCTTCCGGTGAGTTAGAGGTGCAACTTCGCAGAGATTATCTCACCAAGGCAAATTGCGATTTGCAATGCCTAATTTCTCAGCTTGATGTTGCGAAAGAAATGTTTGGTGCAGAAGTTAAGTCGAACACTTGGTGTTCTTGGATGGACTTAATTGAAAAGGAAGCTAAACTGATTTCCGCAGTTAAGAAAAAAGATAAAGAACGCCTTAAAGAAATCCCAAAGGAATCGTAGGGCGATTTTTTATACACAGGTTATAAGCCGAAAACATTTGTCGTGGCGTGCAACTGGTGGCTTCGCTCACCCTATTACAATAATAGCAACAACTTCTGCTATGTCAACAGCAACGGTAACAGCAATAACAACAA